GGCCTTCCGATACTGGTCGTTAGCCATGCGGAGAACTGCGGTCTCAGCCCGCTCCATGTCATTGGTAGTGGCCTTGATAAGCGCTTCCAGCTTACGGTCATTCAGCCGGAAGAACTCTGCAGTGGCTCCCTTGCTGATTTTCCTGGCCGGAAATCCTTTGCGTATTGCATTCAGAATCTTGATTTCCTGCTGCATGTTTCCGGTCTGCCTGGCCTGTCTGATAAGCTCACCCATCTCCTTGTTTAAGTCCTGGAACTGCTTTCCATACCGCTTTTGGTTGTCCTTCTTGTACTTTTCCAGAGCTTTCATCTGTTCCGTCTGCCACATGGACCACTCAATGCCCTCCTTCGTTTCCTCGGCCCGGTGCCGGTCCATGTTGCGTATCATAGACTTGATAAGCTCATCTTCAACGACTCGGAAAGCAGCTCCTATATCATACTCATTCAGGGCAATCACCTCCCATTTGCGTAGACCTTGTAACCGCCGGCCTTAAACTGCCGTATCAACGCCTTGAGCTGTGTGACGCTGCTACACCTATCACAGCGCAGCTCTGCATACCCCTGTTTCTCAATGGCGTAGATTCCCAGTGTCACCTGCTCGCTTGCTACCCGTAGCAGTCCCTGGTATTCCTTCTGGTTCATCCGGTATATCCGGTTCATTACTTTGACCTTCATCCTGTTTTCCCCCTTCCATGTTGACCCGGAACCCACCAGCAGCCATATTGACACCCGGCTCCTCCATATCAGCAATTCCTTGCTCCGCTTTCAGCCGGGCGATTTCCTCCTGTTTCCAAACCTCGTCCTTGCTGTCCCCATACAATTCTTCCACCTGGGCTTCTATGCTCATCATTGGGGCGCCCGGTCGGGCCTTGGACAGGGTCTCCACCTGGCTTTCAAAGGATGGGTTGGCATACTCACCAAATGGGATGTCCACCTTAACCTCCTCAACCGGCTGTTTCAGGAGGATGTGATAGGCATTGATTGCCGCGCCGACCAGTTCCGGAAGTGTCTCCTGCAGGGCCTCCACGATGGCATTCCGGGTGTATAGGGTGGCCTTCTCCTTCTCGCGCTGGGCTTCGGCGTTATCCAGCTTTTTTACATCGATGCCCAAAGTGGACGGACTGATGACGCCCTGCAGGCAAAGGTCCAATGCCGTACAGTAGGATGCCAGGTAGCTGTCATGTGGGATGGCCGGCTGTTCCGTGTTGACCTTGTTATCGGCCTTTTCCGACATATCGTTATCAGACGCAAAATACCGGTTGTCAAATGGATTGGGCCGGATGACCTGACCTGTCTCCGGGTCATGCGGTACCAGACAGTCCGGTATGTACGTCCTGGCCCTTCCAGCCCTCAGGGCGTCCATCCACTGGGACCAGGCCTCGTCAAAGGCGTCAAAGCTGTCCAGTTTACCATCAAAGATACTGCCACCGCGTCCCTCATATTTGGTGGACTCATACACCTGCAGCGGCGCGGCCAGGATGAGTGTGTCATCAAACTTCGTGTCCTTGATATCCTTTGTGGCATCGATGGCATCCAGGGATACTTGTGTATCCCCCTTGTATAGCTCATTCTTGATGTAGCCATATCCATAATGCTCATACAGGACATACTGCTGATACCCGGATTTGTAGGGGGTCTTGAAAACAACTTCCTTCACCCGGTCCCGGTTCCGGACAATCTCAACCCGCTCCCCCGGATACCACTCCAGGATTGGATACTCACTGACGGTCGTATCAACCGTGACCTTGAAGGCGCCGTCCCCGATGTACAGGACCTCCTTCAAGGCCTTCTCCATCTTACGGGTGAACTTATTATCCTTTGCAATGTCCTCCCACAGCTGCCGCTGCTGGTCATTGCCAGCAAAATCAAAATCATTCATGTCATCCAGGACAATGCCTGACAGGATGCGGATAATCAGCCCAGGCAGGCCGGTATGTATCTTGCGCATCTCCATACCCGGTGTGCACCTGCTGGCCCAGAACTTGTATCTGTCTGCATACTCCGGGGTCTGCTGGTACATCTGTTCCAGTTCGTTGCTGTCCCCGCGGTACCAGATGCGGTTCCGGATGGCGTTGGCCTCGAAGTCCAGGACCTCGTTAATCTGGATGCTGTTCCCGCTTGCCGGTACCACATTCAGCCAGCTACGGATACCCCGCTTGATTGTCTCATTCATGTTGTTCAGCCACCTCATTTCTTCTCAGCCTCCTCGAATCCAATCAGGTTCCTGTATGGTATCCATGCGTACTGATTGGCATTAATGGTATGGTCATTCCGGTCCTCGGGCTTGTCTTTCTCATCGTCCCAACTGTACCGGTCCAACTCGGAAAGATGCTCCACACAGGTATCCACCACCAGGTAACACCCCTGTTGTATCCAGCCCAGCTGCAGGTTGATACGGTCCAAAATCTCCGGTCGCTTGTAGGAATCATAAAAATTATGCAGGCAGCCTTTAAGCCGCTTGTATTTGCGCAGCTCCGTGATGGTCGCCTGGTCCGCATTGTCTATGTACACATCCTTCGCGAATCCCCAGTCCCTGCGGCATTGCTCCAGGAAGGCCACAAACTTGACCGCCGTGTCACTGGGGGCCAATGGGATATCAAGCTTGGCGTTGTTGTAGACCTTCTCAGCCAGGGTGATAAGCTTCCTGTCCTCCGTGATGCCCTGGAATATCATTGCAATGGTATCCGGGGACTTGGATGAGTAGGACGTGTCCAAAGCGGCTGTGAACTTCTTGAATTTCAGCACCCTGGCCTGCTGGACTGTGATGACATGCTTGGACCGCTCAAAGTTGGAAAAAATAAGGCCGGTTGCCTTACCACGCAGACCCTGAATCTTATTCTTCCAGATTTTCGTACCCTTCGGGGTATTCGTCATTATCTGGTCCAGCTTCTCCTTGGACAATCCCAGGTTATGGACAAAAGAAAAGAACCAGTGTACCCAGCCGGGTTTTGGTTCCTCTTGTAATTCATCCATTATCTCTTTTGGCGTCTCTGCCTCCCATTCCGACAGCGGCCTGGAGCAATTGATGTACTCTTTATACACATCCAGGCCAGGGTCATCCGGATTAAGTGTAGCCATCAGATAATCACTTCTCATGGCAGCCTCACGGACAAACTCTATATCGGCCGTGTTGATTTCGTCAATATATAGACAGCCGTACTGGCCACCCAGGGCATCCTTCCACTTGCGTTTATTGCCATAGCCAACCACGAAAATAATCTTATCTCCGCCGGATGTGTGGAAGAGGATGTGTGGCATGTTATATCCGCCTCCGCCGTTGCCTTTGTATTCCACCAATACGCCGAAGTCATCCAGGATACCCAGGTCCTTTTGGATGATGTTCTTCTCGGCAGCGCCTGTATCATCCGCGGCCAGGATGTGCAGCTTCTTTGGGCTTTCGGCTACCTTAAGCATAAACTTGAACAGGCCTACCGTGGTCTTTCCAGCTGCCGTGGTGCCCTCCAGAAACTCCACCGGCGCATCACAGTGCAGGAATGCCTTGTACTTATCCGACAGCAGCAATCTCTCCGCACTCATTAGCCACCACCACGCATCTGCTGGATTAGGTCATCCAGTTTGGTTTTCTCGGTATCGAGGCCACCGGACAAATTATTTTCTACCTTCGTCGTATAGCCATATTTGCTCATCCATAGCCCCGCCAGCTGCGACGGGATTATCTGTAGCTCAAATTTCTTCCTAGCATCAGCTTCGCACTCCTCTCGTATGCGCGTGACGATGTCCCCATACCTCTTCCTATTCGCATAAGTCTCGTAAAATTTCGACCTTGCAATCCCAAGATATACACAGAATCCCTCAATGGTGTAGGTAATACTCCGCTTAAGTTTAGCTGACACAAATTCACTGTTTTTTGAACTAAAGTCATGGGTAAGCACTTCCTGGTTATCACATTCCTGTTTGTACGCTTCCCAAAACTGCTCCATTTCTTCTGGGGATTTAATCTTCAATGGTCTTCCCATCCGCGCTCACCTCCTTGTGTCAGTCAAAGAAAAGAACCCCAGACTTGTGACGGCCTGAGGTCCCAGAAAGGAATTTACAATGTCAAATGTATCTGTCTGAATCAGCCACCAGGGTATGACACCTGGCAGCCGCTATCTGTGGGGAGGATAACAAAATCAAGTCTTTTTCGTATCACCCAATTTTGCATATTACAATTATAAATCATCCAAGCGGACATGACGAGGACACGATTTTGACACGCTCCTGTCAAGCCCCTAATCCAGCATGAGGGCATCCGACCCAAACAGATATACACTAAGTATCCCCGTAAGTTCCGTTATCCATCGCCTGGCCGTCCGCTCCCCATATCCGTAAATCTCTGCAATACTTTCGTATGTCATCCCATCCAGATAGAAATACTTGAATGCCAGATACTTCTCATGCGTATTCTTCCGACACTCCTCATCCTCCAGGAGCTTCAGACACTTGTCTATGTGCCCTATCATTACAATACTCCGCAGCTTGCTCTTGAGGATACTGTTGATAAAGATATCTTCCTCGGTGAACTCCTCCAGTTCATCACCATTATCCATGTCGGACAGTTCTGCCACTCCCTCCTCCACGCTCTGACAGATGCGGTTATAATTCTCCATCAGCTTCTTGGTGTTCTGGAATACCTTTATTCTCTTTTCTCTCCGGAGTTGCTTCTCATGTTCCTTAAGGGCTTCCTTTGCGGCCAGCCTGGCCACTTCCTCCAACGCTTCTGTCTGTTTCATCGGCATCACCTCCTCCCGCATCCAGGTACGGACACGCCCAGCACCCATACCGTATCCTGCCCTTGTTGTTGCGCTGGCCATCACAGCCTCGGCGCACGTTGTCTATGTAGCACTGTCTCATAGTACCATATCACCCCTTCCGTCGGCCGGCGTAGTTCCGGGTCCGGGCACAGGCTGGTATATGCATAGGGTGGCATCCTGACAGGCCACGTGTCCGGCGGCGGTTCCCTGATGGCCGATTCAGCCGATGCCGCCATGGCAGATGCCCGCAGGACCCTGTTGGCCTTGGACTGCTTACTGTCTGCTTTCTTTTTCATCCGATGCCTCCCACTTATGCATGAGGGATAGGTACACCAACACGATTGATGTCCTCCCCCTGTAGCTGTCCTGGGGCCTCAGACTTACCCGTAGCCATTTCTCTTATGTATCGATGCGGCACGTTGCAGTTCACTGCATTCATTACAATTTCGGCCTTGGTACTCTCCTTCGTCAGCCTATAGAAAGTTGAAAAAGCCACTTCTACTCTGTCCTCTTTCGAAAATGCATCTAAAATAGTTCCCATATAATTTTCCTTCCTTTCTCTGTTTTACAAAATATCAGTTTAGTGGATTATCGCCTGCCCACATTCGTGGCAACGCCCTGTATTTACACAATCTTCCGTAGTTGATGTGCCGCAATGAGGGCAAAGATAAAATCCATTATCATACGCACATTTCTTGTAAGTATCCTTCTGCATAGATACTATGGCGATTTTATATGCCTCCTCGATATCAGAAAAACTTTCACCCTCATTAGGGATTGTTGTTTTTCTGCTAACAATTTCTATTGCCTTTTCAATTTCCATTCGCTACAGTCCTTTCGAAAATCCTAAATTTTCCGTTCCCGTCATGAAGGGAAGAAGTATCTCTCCCCTTATATTTTCGTGCAATTCATCCAGCGTCCACCCATCAGCATATTCAAAAATCGGTTCGTCATATGGTTCTATAGGAGTTCCGTGAGCAGTCCAAAACTGGTGGGAATTATCAAACCCGGTATCTTTAAAAATCGTACAATGATACAACTCCTCTAATTGCTTTTTTGTGTACCGCTCTTTCATATTTCCTCCAAATTTCTAATCTATTGCCTTATAGATAAAGGGCAAATACAAGAGTCCCATAATGTCGTCAACTATCCTCGGCTGTATCTGGTCGTATATTAATAGCTCCAAACCTTGCCATACTAAAGCAAGCACTATGTACCACCAGCATGTTTTTAATATCTTATCCACTGCCAGTTCCTCCGTTTAGTAAATTCTAAAATTAGCAGCCTCATCCCTTATGCTCACTATATGCTGCCGTGTCCGGTGCCCTCATTATTACCCAACGGATTTCCCTTCTCAAATGCTAATTCTGGTTCCAGGGTTTAAAAGCTCTAATCTTCCCGATTAGTCCTAATGCATCTCCGTCAAAGCATATAGCTCTATCGTCTATATAGCAGACTGCGGGCGGCTTGTGCGCAACAACATCATCAACTACAATATGGTTATCTCTCAGATAGCGCCTAACCGCTCCCATGCCCTCCGGCCTTGCACATCTGGTAGATACCACAATTACCGCGTACCCTTCCATGCGTAAGTAATTGATTGCTGCCTGTATCTCCGGCACAACCGGGTCCGATATAACCGATATACCCTGCCATCCGCTTGTGTAACTATGTATAACTCCATCAAAATCAAATACCACTGTTTTTTTCTTATTCATTCTCTTCACCTATATTCTAAAATAGTATTGTAAAATAACGGTCAATAATATCTGAGCCAATCTGTACTATTCGCCCATCACTCTCAACTCGAAACAAGCTGTCTCGTAACCATCTTCTTTTAACCAACGTAATAAGCTCTCCGTGGTTAATAATATATCGCGAACCGTCCCACTGTGCTGCATTTTGGCTTGCTCCACCAAGCAAATACTTCTTCATCATGTCCTCCTCAAAATAACGATTTACGATACTATCCTCAATCGTTCCTCTGGCACATCCACGTACTCACCACTGTCCAGCAGCACACCGACAATCCCGTCATGGCTCCCAATGACCGTCCCACGGATGTTATGCCTCCAGGCTCCGTTGGCCCACAGCTGTACCCGGATGACCTGATGTTCATCCAATAACCTTACCTTCACGGTTTTCATCCTTTCTTCATCTTCTGGATTTCCTTCAGCTTCTCAACCAGCGCTGACCGGTTCGTCTCGCAGTCCCGGAAGAACTTCCCATCCCGCAGCAGGTAGTACTCATGCCGGCCGTAACCATCATGATATTGGGCCTCATAGCTTCCTGACGCGTATCCATCGAATAATCTTGCGTGATATACCTTCACCACCATGCTGGTGCCGTCCTCCAGGTCATACCGATAGTACCGCTCCCCGGTCTGTTTCGTCTCAATCCATAACGGCCACGTCTCATATGCATCCACGAAGGCAGCCCGTTGGTCGTTGTTCTTAAGCACCGGCAGTTCCGGCTGCTCTGGCTTCGGTGGCGGATTCACGATGTCCTCCTTCATTTTCAGAATCTCCGTGAATTCACCGTCAATCACGATATCCTCGGTTTCTGACATATCAGGGACGCCGTTTCCATGTTCTGATGCCTCATCCTCAGCACTTCCTATGAGGCTAAGTAACTCCTTTACATACTTGCCCCAGGTCAGGCTCAGGAAGGTCTCGCACATATTGTCCTGGAAATGGATTCTTTCCGGATTGCAGTTATAAAAGCCGTACCCCGTTGCCCCGCTGTCATGAGGTTCTCCGTGATTACTTATCAGCTCCTGTCTCAACACTTTCGCATCCCTGTCCTTGACGGCCTGTGCACACTGCCTGGACATGTGGTTCTGATAGAAATCCAGGATGCATTCCTCCTGGGAAGGGATTCCTGGTCCTTCCTGCTGCACTTCCGCAGCATCCTCCACTTCCGCAGCGGATTCCCCACCACGTTCCTCCGGAACCACCTCTGGCCTGCGCTCTGAACTATAACACTCCAGCTTGCAGTCCCCACGCCTGACACAGTCCCAGCAGCACGCCTGGCTGCAGTTCTCCCCGGTACCTGGGGTAAGTTTATGGGCCTCCTCCAGGGTGCAGTCAAATTCCGGCCGGTGGATGCACTTCCCGGACTTTTCTGGATGGGTCTGTTCCGGCCTTGGTGGTTCTGGTCCCGGCTGGGATTCCCCACTGGGTTCCGGCTGTCCCTTATTCCTGTTCCAATACTGATATTCTTCCTCCAGGCGGGCATTTTCCACGTCAAACACTGTCCGGCCCGTATCCGTATAGAAAACTGTAATGTCCTGCCTTTTAAGGACTTTGTACGTCAGACCAAGGGCCGCCACCTCACACTCCTTTTCAGGCCTTGCATACCCGCTATCCAGGTATTTCCTGACAACCGCGGCAATCGTGGCACCATAGGCACCATCAATTGTCCTGTCACCGGCAATAAAATGTAATACCTCAGGTTCTGGTTCTGGCTCTGGTGTTGCGACTGTCGCAACTTTCTTCTCCTTCTTTGGTTTCATCTCCCGGATAGCCTTAACCGGCATATCAGGTGTTATCCGCTCCCGCAGTTCTTCCTCCATGGGTAGCATCTCTATCAGCTGGCTGACGTTGTACGCCTCATACTGTTCTTCCAGCCTCGGCAGTTCCCCTGGCTCTACCGGGATGCCGAACTTATCGTACAGGTTGATGCACCTGGACGCCCAGGACTTGTCCTTGCCGTATTCAGCGTCCAGGAATTGATTGAAGCTATTGTATCCATTCCCCTGCCACAGCTTTTCATCGTGGATGATTTTCAGGTAATAACCGAAGCCTACAAAACCATTCTTGATATCCTTGTAGGATATATTGGCCAGCCGTCTGGTATCTATAAAGGTCAATCCTGTTTTCTTAACTTCCTCCATCACGTTTCCCCTTTCACTTTTGCTATCCTGGCCTTGAGGGCCGCTAGCAGGGAATCCTGCGTGACCTGCTTATTCTGTAACGCCGCCATTACATCCTCATCCATACCCCCGGATACAATCAAGTGGTGGATGATGACATTCTCCTGCTGGCCCTGCCGGTATAGCCTGGCGTTCGCCTGCTGGTATAACTCCAAAGACCAGTTAAGCCCAAACCAGACAATGATGTTCCCGCCCGCCTGGAGGTTAAGCCCATAGGCCGCGCTTGCTGGATGCGCCAGCAGCACATCAATCTCCCGGTTATTCCATTGGCTGATGATCCCCGGCCCTTTAAGTTCCGCCACCCGCAGCCCCTTGGGCAGGCATTTCATAATCCGGGCCTTGTCATGCTGGAAGTTGTAGAATACCAGTATGGGCTTCCCCTGGCTGCCTTCCACAATCTCCTTGAATGCCTCCAGCTTCTCACTGTGGACTTCCACGGCATTTTTGTCCCCGTCATATACCGCGCCATTGCAGAACTGGAGGAGCTTCCCGGTCAGCACAGCCGCAGATCCCGCATCCAGCGTGGCCTCGTCCACCTCCAGAAGCATCTCCTGCTCAAACTTCTCATAGGCCGCCTGCTCCTTGGCGTTCAACCGGACGTGTATGATATTATCAATGCGCTCCGGAAGCTGCAGGTAATCCTTAGCCTGGAGGCTGATACAGATATCCGCTATCTGCTGTTGGATTGCTTGGTCGGCCCCGGGCAATGGCGCGTATGAAAAGATTGTTTCGCGGTTCCTGGATGCCGGCGAGAAGTATTCATCCCTGTACTGCCCTATCCTTGTCCCCAGCCGCTGTCCCTGGTCAAGCAGGTATATCTGTGACCAGAGGTCAAGCAGCCCATTAGGCGCTGGGGTTCCAGTCAGCCCGTAAATACGCCGGATATGGTCCCGTACCAGGCACAGGCTCTTGAACCGTTTTGCCTGGGGGTTCTTAAAGCTGGACAGCTCGTCTATGATCACCGCGTCAAAAGGCCAGGCATTGCGGTAATAGTCCACCAGCCACTGCACATTGTCCCTGCTCAGCACATATACGTCCCCTGGGGTATTCAGGGCTTTTATTCGCTTTTCCCTGCTGCCAAGGACCGGGACAATCCGGAGGAGCTTTAAATGGTCCCACTTCCCTGCCTCCCTTGTCCAGGTGTCCTCCGCCACTTTCTTGGGCGCTATCACCAGGGTTTTCCCGACCTCAAACCGGTTGTACCGCAGGTCATTGATGGCCGTCAGCGTGATGACCGTCTTACCGAGGCCCATGTCCAGGAACAGGCCCAAGGCCGCGTCCGTTATCATCCGGTTGATGCAGTACCTCTGGTAGTCATGTGGCACAAACTTCATGGCTGTTCTCTCTTTCTCGATTCCTCAAGAAATTCCTTTAGTTTCCAATCTTGCCAGGCCGGATCTTTTCCTGCATCTGTTGCTATGTACATGATTGCCCTGCCTATATCTGAATCCCGGTCGAGCACACAGGCTGCGCAGCCCAGCTCTCTCAGAGCGTGTATTCTTTTGCTCTGCAGCGATGTTGCTCTCTTCCCTTCCTGCTTAAGCTCCACGAAACCTATGCGGCCGCCGGGCAGGACAACCAGCCGGTCCGGGACCCCGGCATGGCCTGGGGAGACAAACTTGAACGCAATACCGCCGCATTTCTTAACTGCCTCCGTAAATTTTTTCTCAAGCTCTTTTTCAAGCATTTCAGTGCCTCCTTTTTACCGTTTGGCAACAAGTGCTACAGCCGCCCCCTATATATATACGTGTATATGCGGGCCCAGGGGTATTATATATACATTACCCTTTATTTTATATTTTTATATATAAGAATGTTGCCATTGTTGCTTATGGGCCTAAGCCCTTATATTTAAAGGGTTTTTGCGGCGACATCCGATTGTTGCACGCTGTTGCCATTGTTGCTTTTACCATTTTTTGGAATGTTGCCAATCAACATTGTTGCCGTGCGTCCTGGCTTAGGACATACCCTCTTTGTTTGCCGTAATATGGCCCGAATGGGATAGCCCCGGAACTCCGTTCCCAGCCGGCCAGCCCAGACAGTATGCTGTTGATTTCATGGGCGTCTGACTTCTTCATCATCTTTAAATCCCCATAAAAGCACTCACACCACACCTCCGCCGCGCACACCCTGTCACGCGGCAAAAGCAGGTTCCCGTCATAGTCCCGGCTGGCAAAGTTCCAGAACTCCCTCCTGGCGGCCAGGTCCTTCCGGTTCCAGTCCACTGGGATTTTCCTGGCCAGGAACTCCTTTATGATCCCCTCCTTGGGGTTGCTCTCTTTATGCTCTTCCTGCTGTTTCACCGCCTCATCCGCCACGGTACCCTCCAGGAACAGCTTCTCGCCGCATTGCCACCTTGCAAAGGCCTCCGCCCAAATCTGGTCCACCTCTCCCGGGAGCTGCCCAAACACGTTTTTCCTGCAGGGGGATTTTCCAAGGTCAACCGGCCAGAACCGCCGGTTGCCTGTCTGGTCCTTCAGGAACTCTTTGTCATTGGTTGTGCCCACAATGATACAGGAACGCGGGAATGGCTTCGTGCGCCTTCCGTATGGCTCCCTGTACACATCCTCTGTCTTACTCATGAACTGCTTGACCGTATTCATCTCTGATTTATTCATGCCGGCCAGCTCCCCGGCTTCTATAATCCAATACCCCTGGATCAGCTCCGCCGCGTCCTTCCCTTCAAAGGTCGCAAGGCTGTCTGAGTACCAGTCCTTGCCCAGGAAGCGGAAGAACGTGCTTTTCCCTACGCCCTGGGCGCCGGACAGTATCAGCATACAGTCAAACTTAATCCCGGGCACCATGGCCCTGGCAACGGCGGCAGCCAGCGTCTTGCGCGTGGCATCCCTGGTATAGGTACTGTCCTCCGCGCCAAAATAATCAACCAGCAGGGTATCCAGCCGTGGGATCCCGTCCCAGGCCAGGCCTGTCAGGTACTCCCTTATCTTGTGCTGCTTATGGTTTGTCGCGTACACTGCCATCGCGTCATAAATCCTCTCTTTCCCGGTGATCCCGTATACTTTCTCTATATAATGCCTTAGCCCCGAATCATCCTCATCGGCCCAGGCCCTTATCTTATATTGGTCCCTTGGCGCCTCCCACGGCATGGCCTGCCCCACTACCGCCCGGTTCGCAAACTCGTCATGCCAGAAGCGGCCATTCAGTTTCGGGTCATGGTTCAGTATGATCAGGACATTGTCAATGGTATTAAGGGGCTGCCCTGTCCTCGCGCTGCATTTCAGCTGTCCCAGCCATTCAAAATCCGGGGTTACCTCCGCTTCATTATGCACCGGTTCCGCAAAGTCCCCCTGGGCCTTCTGGTAGCGTTCCAGGGCCATTGCCTTGGATACCGGCTCCTGCTGCAGCGCGAACCCACACATGGCCTTGAACGATGGCAGCTGGGTCACCGGCGTATCCGGCTTCGCGTCATAGTCAGCCTCATTGAACTTATGGAGGCGTACCAGGTCAAACGCGTTACAGAGTTTCCCGCTGGCCGGATCCGTGGCATGGTGGCTGTACAGGAAGTTGCCGCCGTCATATAATACGGCGCCGCCCATGGTTGAGCCCTCGCTGTATGTATACCGGCCCTCCCCGCAGGGGATGTACGCATCCGGTATAAATTGCGCGATGGCTTCCGTCACATCGTACGCCCGGCAGAACGCGCCTACCACCCCCTGTTTTTCAAGCGGGTTCCCCTGCTTCTTGGCCGAACGGTCCCGTATCTTGGCCGCGCCCGGGACCTCAGGCCACTCAGCCACATTGCGCCAGTCCCTGTATAGCCCCAGGACACCGTCCTTGGACAGGAACGGCTTGTCACCATAGAGGAACACGTATTCACTGTCTGCGCTACAGCTTGGCCAGTACATGAGCCGGACCGGCTCAAACGTGGTAGGGTCAAATATCTGTATCCCCAGGAAAGCCGCCACTTTCCGGGCTATAGGCTCATATTCATCCGCCGTGCACGCCACGTCCAATGGGAGGATGATGCGCAGCCTGGGGGCCGCACCCTCATGTTTCCTTGTGGAATATACAGCATAGGAACACCCCAGTGCCTCCACGGCATTCAGAACTGCCTGTGTCCCTCCCGGGATGATGTTGTCCGCATCCAGTGTCACCAGATGCCTGTCACCGGCGTTCTCATTCCTGCGGGCCTCCCCGTTCAGTTCCCCGCCGACAAAGCCTCCGACATCCTTTAATTCATCCTGGCGCGCCTTTGTAAGCCCTTTATACTCCGCGAAGGTTTCACCCGTGCGTTCCGGCCTGGATATCCGCTGGACGAAATCCGACCACAGGAGCTCCTGCCGGTGCCAGGAGGTGGCCTTCCTGCTCGTACCTACCGATATGCTGATTTTCCTGTCATTCACGAACATAAGCCTACTCCTTTTTATAATAATCCCCAGTGAATCCGTCTGCGTTCAGCGGGAGCCCTTCTGCCCAGGCAGGCGCCCGGCACATAAGCGCGATTGCCTCCTCAAGGCTCTGCCTGCCGCCCTTTGGTATCTCCAGGATTACCTCGTCATGGATATGGAAATTAATCCGGTACCCAGCCGTATACAGGTTGACCATGGCATTTGCCAGGCAGTCCCTGGCTACCGCCTGCACGATATTCTCCGTCAGCTTGCCCCCATAGGTAGGCAGCAGTTCCCACTTCCTGTTTTTCTGGTTCTGCCCCATGAAATAGATCCGTTTGAAATTCCTTTCGTCCGGTATCATCTGGGGTTTTAAGTAGAACAGCTTCCGGCCGCTTGGGAGGGTTACCATCATCCGTTCTGTGTCCCTTGAAAAGGAAATGCCGCAGGGGAGGGATGATATCACACCATACTCAATGCATTCCGCCGCATGGCGCTCAATGCTGTACCACAGGTCCACAATCCGTTTATTGGATGCCCTCCAGCGCTGCACAATGTCAGGCAGTTCTTCCTCCTGCAGTCCCATCCGGATGGCCCCCATCTGTATCAGGGCCCCTGCCGCTCCCTGGTATCCCAGGGCCAGCTCCGCAACCTTGCCTTTGCTCCGCAGGGCGTACTCCGGATTGCCCTTTTTTATCTTCTCTATCGGTACCCCGAACATGGTGCTGGCGGATGCCTCGTAAATCTTCCCATGTGTCCGGAATACCTCCAGGCGCCACTCTTCCCCGGCCAGCCAGGCAATCACACGGGCCTCTATGGCTGAAAAATCCGCCACGGCGAACTCATAGCCATCTCCTGGCACAAACGCCGTGCGGATGAGCTGGGAGAGCGTGTCCGGCACGTTCCCATAAATAACCTTTAGGGCATCTATCTTCTGTTTCTGTACAAGCTCCCTGGCTGTATCCAGGCTGTCAATGTAATTGCGCGGCAGGTTCTGCACCTGTACAAGCCGCCCTGCCCAGCGGCCTGTCCTGGCAGCCCCATAGAACTGCAGGAGACCCCTTACACGGCCATCCGCACACAGCGCGTCCTTCATGGCCTGGTACTTCTTTACGGATGTCTTGGCCATCTCCTGGCGTATCCTGAGCATTGCCTGCACGTCATCGGCTGCGGAATCCTGCGCCAGGAGGTCAGCCACCGTCTGCTTGTTCAGGCTCTCGATTTCTACTTGGGCATTATCTATTACCCATTGCTTGAGCTGGGCCACGCTGTTGGGATTGTCCAGTCCTGTGATATCCCTGGCCTTTTCCGTCAGCTCCTCGGTCATCTGCCCGCTTACAGCAAGGGCGCCGTCAATCAGGTCTGTATCAAGCGCCACACCGCCTATATTGATTGCCTGGTCTATCACCCACAGCTGATGCTCAAACGCCGGCACTGGGTATTCTGACAGCCGTTTCTTTATTTCCCGCTCGGTCACCACATCCTGGCCACAGTATTCCTTAAACAGCTTCCACTTGTCTGGGTCATGCTCTGGCAAGTTCCTGGCCCTCCCACCGTTCCGTTTCGTGCGGGCGCATGGGGTACAGAAATGCTTGATCAGGGCCTTGCCTGTTGACAGTTTACGCTTATCTTCCGGAAATTCCATGGCACGCCCAATGGCGTCCAGGCCGCCTGCGTATCCGCAGTACCAGGCATGGACCATGGTGCACTGCCATTGCTCCAGGTGTGTTTCAAAAAACTTGCTGAGGCAGTAATACTCAAATGCCGCGTTAAAAGCGGTCTTTATGATTTCAGGCCGGTGTAAGTCCATCACTGTAACATACGGTATCTTTTCGCCCCGGGCCAAATCTACGACCTGGACCTGGTTGTCATCATAGGCGTAGGCGAATAGGAGGATCTCAAAATCCGGGGACTGTACGTATTTGTACAGCCCGGATTTCTTTATATCAACACTGCTGTATGTCTCGATATCAATGCTCAGGGTTGTCAAATCCCCATCACTCCCCCAACCGGCAGTGGACGGCCCGTTACCGGGTCAATCGCTGGCTGCTGCGGCGCTCCGCCTGCAGGAGGGGCGTACCCCATAGGCGGCGCTGTATATCCCGGCGTCATCCCGGGAGGGCTGGCCGGCGCGCCCCCAAAACCACCGGCTGGCTGCTGATAGGCCGGGGGCTGATACGCAGGCTGCCCATACCCAGTTGGCGCTGGGGCAGCACCAGCATAGGCATTCGCCCCGCCAAAATCCTCCTCCGCGGTAGTCCTTCCGGATAACGGCTCCCCGTCCGCAAGCTTCTGGATGTTATTAAGCCCGCACCCCACCCCCTTGTTGCCATTCTGGCTATATGCAAAGAAATTAACCGTAGCCCTGGCATAACAGCCTGAATAAAACGCGTTAGGATCCAGGATCGGCTGGATATTCACATCCACCACGGAAGGCCTTGTCTTACTGGAGGTTCGGAGCACCCAGTGGCCCCTGCACTCTTCCCCCCACGGATCCCCGCTCGGCTTTACCCCATCCCCGTCATAAAGCGGTAAAGAGGGCCTCGCAGGCATCTGGCCCCCGAAGGTTTTTTGCAGCCCTTCCTGCAGTGCGCGGTTTATTTCCGCCACAATGGCGTTATAACCATTTACATCAGATTTCGGTATGAGCATTGTAAGCTGGTACTTTGCCTCGCCTCCTCCTGGGGGCGTAGACGGCTGAAACACATGGGCATAACTTGCCCTGAATCTACCTATTAACATACTGTTTCCTCCTTATATTGGTTTTCCCCGCCAAAATCTTCCTGGGGGGTTGTGTCCTTCTGGTATGCTGGGCGTTTATCCTTTTCCGGGGCAAGGGCCGGGCTCCCTTTCGGCTTTACCACGAATGGGGCCAGGATGGTGTTGTAGTCATCCTTGGTAATCACCTTTTCCGCCTCGGTAAGCGCGATTGGTTTCTTCTCGTAGAACATGGCCTTCTTGTATCCTGCGGCCACCAGCGCCTCGTATGCCTTGTCCGGTTCCGGCAGGTTCCGGTTGCTCCGCCCTTCCACCAGCTTCCAGCCCGGTATTTTTTCCTCTTTCAGTAATTTATCCAGGGCCGCCTTCTGGACTTTCTTTATCCACGGCGCCGCAAGCTCCAGCAAAGGGAGGATTGCCCCTATCTCCTCATTGCTTAATAATGCCTCGTCCATGAGCTTCCCGGTTACCGGATCCAGGTGTTTCTGCAGCGCCTCCATATTTTCTTCCATCCTGGCCCGGCAGGTCCCTGCGGCCGGGCAGAAGCAGTCATCACACCAAGGCCCCTGCTTAAACGCGCCTTTGCCCTCCCAGGCAAGCTCCGCAGCCGGCTTCACGGTTTGCTCCGCCCATTCCTGCAGCTTGCCGGCCGGCAGCTCCCACCGGGAAAAGTTCTTTGTGCGCGGCTGCACTATATGCAGGATGACCTGCTCCACCGGGTAGGCAATCCCGTATTCCGCAATGGCGCCGATTGCGTAAAGCATCATCTGCGGGTTCTCCTCCGCGCTTACGGTGATCCCCTTGCCGTATTTAAAATCCACCACATGGCAGTCCGTGCCGCTGAGGATGATGCAGTCAGAGAACCCATAACCGTCCCGCGCCACATGGCCATAATGGACTTCCTTCTCAAGGACAATCTTTGGCGACACAGGGTAACTGTACGCAATCCTCCGGATGTAATCCACGTATTCGTCTGTATATCGTTCCATCTCCGGGTCATACAGCACATGTTTTTTAAGCTTGTTATGGGCAGACTTAAACGTCCTTTCCGGCATACCGGGCTCTATAAACAGCTTCCTTAATTTCAGCTCGCAGATGTCGTGCGCCAGTGTCCCCTCCTTTGCGTAATCTGACGTAGTCTCCGGAAAGGTTTCTGACAGCCTGGCCGATGGCGTGCAGTTAATCCACCGCTTGGAGCTGGACGCGGGCAGTAACGCGTGTTTCCTCTCTTCTGCCATCAGATGTTCGCACCTGCCCCTCTTAACTGGGTAACCAGTTCCGGATACCGTTCCGCAGGCACCTGCATAAGTGACATTGCGCCGAACTGCCCCAGTATCTGCATCACTGCGTCACGCTTCCCCTGGTCAATAAGCCCCGTCAGGGCCACGGCTATCTGATCCTGTGTATAGGACTGCGGGGTTGCTGTTGTCGGAATCCCTCCTCCAGGAACCTGGCCGGGAATTGGCTGCTGGTAGTTGAGCCCCGGCTGCTGATAGGCCATGCCTGGCTGTGCTGCAGCCTGCCCTGCAACCGGCAGACCGCCAGGCTGCTGTACTGGGATGCCTCCCTGATTTGGTGTGGCCGCGGGCTGGAAGTTAGTTACCGGTGGGGCCTGGGATACGCCGCCTGCCTCTGTAAAGGAAGCGGATACGCCTCCCTTTCCCAATGCCTGCGCCAGGTTGATAATTGCCTGCGCCAGGTTGTTAATTGCCTGCGCGATTGTTTCCAGTCCAGTTATGTTAATGTTCATGTTTGCCATCTTCGTTTCCCTCCATTTTGTTTTCAGTTGTTTCAGTTACATTCTCTTCCCGGCAGGAGCACTTCTCCCCTGGGTCAAGATAGGCCCCACAACAAGGGCATCTGTCATAATAGCTCACTCGGTATGCCTCCTTTTACTATTGACATCCCTGCTCTGCATCCCTTATACTAAGGGTGTGTTAGATTTTAGTTACCGGACTCTTGACGGCTCCACCCGTCTGGGTCCGCTTTTTTGTCCTGCGCGCAGCCATGTCATAGCCCTCCATCCCCTAAGTCCCTGATATATACGGACTGGGTGTCGTTGTTGTACACCAGCCGGAGTGTGTTCCCCACCTCGTCTTCCACCATGGCCTCGTTATCCTCCACGGCCAGCTTCAGGTACCGCATGTCGAAATGTTCCTCAAGCCAGCTGCGGACTGCATACTCCGCGATGCTCTTTGCCTTCTTCATCATCTTCCTCACCTCCTTTCACAGTTCCACGCCCATGGCCATCATCATAATCACAATGGACACCATCCACATCCCCACTCCCCATATGACCATGGGTACCGCCCGTTTGGCCAGCCGCATCCATGGACCGTCCCGCCGGTTCCGGCGCCGCCTGACTATAAGAATCCGCCGTCTGCCCATCATGTTGGTAAGCACCGCGGTGGTGGGGCCTACGATGTCCAGACGCCAGCCAGGGTATCGGATGGCCGCCTTGGCGCGGATGGCTAACTCGGTTGTTTTTGTCATTGTTCCTGCCCTCCCCTCAATGGCCTTCCCGCCAGCTGCTCTATCAACCAGATATGATGCATCCTAAAGTCCCCTGGGTGGCATTTCCGTTTGCCCAAGGTATTAAACGGCATCCCGATTTTTCTTGCCAGCCCCTTATCGGTCAGGTTATTCCTTATCTTGGCCTCGCTGATGAGGAGTTTCACTTCATCCTCTTGTCGTTGGTAATCGCTCTTTTTCATGCTGGGTATCCTCCTTTCTTGTGTTTTCTCCCCCTCCTTGGTATACTGTACTTACAGGCGTTGCAGCGCCAAGTACAAAAGGAAGGATTATATATATGAACAATAATAACCAATCACTCATAGCCGCAGTGTCTGCATTTCAAAGTTCTTTAGAAAAGATGAATACAGATTTAACCGCCGCTTACTCTCCCATTATTCAATCTGTTTCGCAAATGCAAAGTGCACTTGCTTCCACCATGTATCCGCAGATAAGCTTAGCTAGTCAAATACAAGCTATGTATGAAGCTCTATTGGCACCCATTCAGGAAATGCAGCTTTCTATGAATAGAGTAATTTCAAATGATATTGCAAATGCTCTAGCACTTAACAACTCTGCTATCCAAGATTTGACAAAAAATATTCAGAACAGCCTTGTTGATTTTAGTTCCCATATCTCAACTGACTTTTCATCAATATTGAAAAACATTTCCTTTCATCAAGAATATGTGGAAGTGCCCGAATACCTATACTCTTTTACTATTCATGGGAATGAATACCCACAAGAAGTCCCGCTTACCGCTGAAGCCCCAATTCCAAAGCGACGCATGACGCTGGAATTCTTTTTAAGCTGTGTATTGCCAAATATAATTGCTTTATTTAGCGTGTGGTTGACCATCTATTATCACAATGTAGACACATCTTCTCAAAGTACAACTGTGCAGGCTGAATTAACCATGTTTGAAAGCTATACCGAATCATTAAATCAACTTAATACCTCAGTGTCCACACTTAACGATTATTTAGTATCTCAGTCAAAATTGTATCCAGATTCGTGTTTAGCTGTTGCAACAGATTCAAATGCTGTTCGTGAAGTAAACGAATCTGATTCCGCAACTGCTGGTGAATCCGGAAATCTTGATATGCTCCAACAGCCTGATTAATTGATATAACCGCTATTACTATCCAGACCATAGTGATATGCGGTTTCTTCTTTTCTTCCATCCCCCTCACCTCCTTTTCCAGTTGACACACGCATGTGATAATGGTATAGTTATCCTTATCGAACGTATGTTTGTTTTGGTGTTATTTTTCTCTCGTGAATAGATAATCTAAATCGTACTTTGGAAACAGGACATTACGAATTGCTACTGCATCCTCGTGATAGAAACCTTTTTTGGTTTCACCATTTACCGTATCACTTACAGTTTGGTATCTACAACCAAGCAAGCTTCCTATCTGAGCAAATGTAACGCCTTCGTCCTTCATAGCCGTTAAGAAATTTCTGTACATTTTTTTTCACCTCCTATTAATTCCGAATTCCGAATTGGATAAACCGATTATATTCTTAATTCAGTATTTTGTCAATGCAAAATATTCCCTTTGACGAATTTATTCGGTAAAGCGAATATTTTATGTTTACAAAATTCTATTTTGGATATATAATGGAATTACTTAGAAAAAGAGGTTGCGACTATGGAAAAAGCTAAAATTTTAGAACGCTTAATCAAAGAACAAGGCTATAGCCTTAAGTCATTTTCGGCAAAGTGTGATATCCCATATACCACGCTATATGGGATAATGAAAAATGGTGTCGGTAAAGCAACTGTTGATAATGTAATGGCTATATGTCATGGACTTGGCATCACCATGGATGATTTAGAAAAAATGGCAAACGACAAAAAAATCATAAAGCCAGAGCCTACTTATGCGGATGTGGAACGTCTTGTAGCACGCAATGGCAAGAATATGTCTGTTGAACAGAAGATGCGCCTAATCAAACTACTGTCCGAAATAAATAATGGGGACTGATTTGATTGAATCACGATTTTATACTTGGTAAGGTACTTGAAACATATACTTTTTGCGAATTTAAAAAATTTCCTTTTGATTGTTTTAAGGCAATTGAAAAATATGGCTATCATATTTATACGTATAGTAAACTAAAGGAAATAAACCTTGAAGCTTATGAATTATGTGTTTCTTGTTCTGACGAAGCATATACCGAGCCATTCAGTCGTACTGTTGCTTATAATGAAAATATGCCTCCTGACAGGATTATATTTTCTCTGGCCCATGAACTGGGGCATATCGTGATGGAGCATCCGTACAAAGCAGAGTATTATGAGTCAGAAGCAAACTGTTTCGCAAGCTACCTCCTGGCCCCCAGGATGGCAATCCATTACTGCCAGTGTAAAAACGCTTGGGATGTTGAGCATCACTTTGGAATATCTGGAGAAGCGGCTGATTGTGCATTTGATGACTACCGTAGGTGGCGCAGGCGCGCAATGCATAGGATGTATCCAATTGATTGGGCAGTATATCAATACTTTTATAACCCAGATTTTAAAAAATTTATCTGCGGTGAAAGTACATGTTTCTACTGTGGTCGGACTTTTTATAATAAACCCGGAGACTGTATTTGCCCAATTTGTGACGCCAAGGTTAGCCAAGAATTATATAATCCGTTTAATGATTTACTATCACCAGAAAACAGAGCATTAGGTGCAATGAATGCACAATTATTATGAATGAAAAGAGGAAAAGAATATGGCGCTGATAATATGTTCAGAATGTGGTAAGGAGTTTTCTGATAAGGCATCGGCCTGCCCAAATTGTGGCTGCCCTATTGAAGCAATCTGCAATAGCGCATCAAACGATACCGACATGCAAAACCTCTGTGCAGATGAAACAGACTCTGTAACCACAGCAAATAAAGTATGGGATTCTGTCCAAACTGGGATACAATCGGCCATTGAAAAGAATAGAAATGCCATAAAAGCCACAAAGCAAATAGGACCAGTCCAAATCGATGAAAACCATAATATGTTTAGAATTAATGGGGCTGTACCGATTAACGGAAAAACAGATGGTTTGGGGAAATCCATGTTTAAAGGCATGATGGCCATTGGTACCATGGGGATGTCAGTTGCTGCCGGAAAATTAATTGGCGGTGGAAAACAAAAAGTAGGAAATAAAGAGTGGCTTGACTTTTCCGATTTGTTGAATTATGAGTTACTAGAAGACGATAGTCTTGTCACTAGCGGCGGTGTAGGACAGGCTTTAATTGGAGGAGCAATATTCGGTGGTTTTGGAGCAGTAGCTGGAGGTATCACTGGTAAGAGGGTCCAGAAAAAGAAAATAGAATCTTTATACATAAAAGCAACTGTAAATAATTTTTCTTCTCCGTGTATAATGATTCCCTTAATCACTAAATCTACCAAAACAAATAGCAAAGAATACCAGACAGCCTTCAATTTGGCCCATCAAATCTTATCTGCTTTTGATGTTATAACACATAATAAATAGTAAGCAAAAAGCCCTAGGAGCAGCGAACTCCCAGAGCTTTTAACATAGATTTTCTCTTGCCGGACGAATCCAGGAAGATATAAATCAATCTAACACATCTGAATTATATCATTCCTGCAGCGTCCTGGCAAGAGGGCGTATTTTTTATACCCAAAAATTGTTGCGATATCGCAACGAAAGGAGTGATAGCATGGCAAAAAAAGGCAAGAACAAACTACCATCCGGCAACTCACGCATCCAGGTATATGATTATACCGATGTCGACGGAAAGAAACACTATAAATCCTTCACGGCCCCCACGAAGAAGGAGGCCAAGTTCCTGGCCGCCCAGTGGCTCGCAGGGAAGGCCGCTATGGCTGAGGAGGACATCACCCTGTACAAGGCCGTCACGCGTTATATCGACGCCAAGAGAGGAGTCCTATCTCCCAGTACGATACGTGGGTATGAGGCCGTACAACGCAATTATATCAAACCTTATGCGCTGGGGCGCACCAAGCTTCCGGACATGACCAATACCAAGCTGCAGGTATGGATAAGCGACATATCTGCCAAGGTGGGACCTAAGAGTGTCAGGAACGCCCACGGCCTTGTATCGGGCACATTGGAGATGTTTCATCCGGATTTCCATATCAAGACCACGCTTCCTGCCAAGGAACGCCCGGACCTTTACACGCCATCGGACCAGGATATAAAGATCCTGCTCCAGCATGTGGAGGGAAAGGAACTGGAGATAGCCATCTTCCTGGCCGCCTTTGGCCCATTACGCCGTGGGGAGATATGCGCATTGGACAGTGGCGACATACATGGGAACATGGTGGATGTAAATAAGAGTATGGTCATGGGACCTGACAAGATGTGGCATATCAAACCACCTAAGACCTTTGGCAGCTACCGCCAGGTTGAGTTTCCGGATTTTGTGATTGCGAGGATGAAGGGTATCGAAGGCCGCATCGTGAAGGCCACTCCAGACCAGATAACCCACCGGTTCGAACGGGCCGTCAAGTCAACAGGATTACCAAAATTCAGGTTCCATGACCTGCGCCATTATGCAGCCAGTATCATGCATGCCATCGGCGTCCCTGATCAGTACATCCTCCAGCGCGGCGGATGGGCAACGGATAATGTCATGAAGACGGTTTACAGGGATGTCATTGACCTGGAAGCGGTGCGCCAGACAAAGAAAATCAATAAGCACTTTACTAAGGTGTCCGGTCTCAGAAAGTAG